AACGGCTAAATATTTTGAAATAATAAAAAAACAGCGCAAAAATTGCCTACATTGTAGGCTGAAAAAATAAAGGAGGACAAAACATGAAGAAACAGGGGACAAAAAAGTACAGGAACTTTGACAGGCAGTATGTGGATCTTCCGCAGTATCCGACGATCAGACGGTTTATTTGCGAAAATCAGAAGATGATTTACATCAATGTCGGCGCGGAGATCGGCGCAAAAAGCGTGAAGGTGCAGGATGTGTGCGAGGATCTGCCGGTGGTGGGTATGGATGGTTAGGACTTGGGTTCGCGGTAAAACGCGATATCAAAAGAGCAAGAAAAGGAGCTACATTGAGTGATTACAGCTTTATAAGGTCGATCGTTATAAAGCCAAGTAGCGATCATGCCGGCGAGCTTGGACGCGGGGAGGGCGCCGATCAGGACGGAAGAACAATAAACATTGATTGAACTTCCGCGTTGAAAGGTGACCTCCTTACCATGAAGAACATCCAAAGGCACACCGGGAAGAAGTTCGAAAGTCGCACCGGAGCATGCATGAAACAAAAGAGCATTCCCGAGATTCATGGGAAAAGCAGAGGGCAGGCTCATAATTTCAGGCTCCTTCAATTATTTAAAGCCAAGATCAGGCTTGCCGTGGAAAGGCATGAATATCATATCTCCAAGCGAAATGACAACATAGTCACCGTCTCGGGCTGTGAATGTATATGTTAAAGGAAAGGAAGGATATTCGGTTTTATATAGGTTGCCGACAAGATCTTCATCGTCTCTGTATTTGCCGAACCAACTTATGGAATGCCCGTTGTCGCCCAAGCGATCGCCCCATTCGATTGAACTGAAGCCGACGTATTCTGCACATTTTACAGTCCATGTACCTGCCGGTATATCCTCGCCGACAATCCATACGCCCTGCGGCACGGTGACCTCCTGCCATTCTTCACGCTGCCAGATTTCAAGATTGATCATAGACTTTAGTTGAACAAGTTCATCGTAGGTAAGCCCGGAAAGATCCGGCAGCACAGCAGAAGCGCAAGCTTGGAAAAGAAAGAAAACAAGAAGCAGGGATACAAGCTTTTTCATAATATCACTCCTTTTATCTATTGCGTTGATTGCGCACAAACGCAGAAAGAGCATCAAATACGGCGCGGACTTCATCGTTCAAAGAATCGTATAGCCTTGCAAGGTCAAGCGCTTTTTCGCTCAAGGGCAGTGCGGTTCCGTAAGTGGCATAAATCTTCTGCAAAGCCTCCTGTTGTTCTTCTGTGGATAAGAAAAACGACATGGGGACATTGAGAACATCGGCAAGAGCCTCAAGCGTTTCATAAGCGGGAGTTCTCAAATTTCTCTCATAATTACTGATGGTTTGTTTTATGCAGCCCATACGCGCTGCGAGTTCGTCTTGCGTGATGCCTCGTTCGATGCGGATCTGTCGAAGAAGCTGACCAATGTTCGCCATATAATCACCTCGTATACACGATATGTTACCACAGATAAACACAAAAGTCAACGGATTGTAATAAAAAACATGAAACAAACTGTTGACACAGAAGTACACGTGATGTATAATGCATGAGTAATACAAAGCGTGGACACGAAAGGAGAAAAAATATGGACAAAGTCAAAATCGCTCAGAAGCTCAGGGAACTGAGAGGCGAAAAAAGCCGGGAAGAAGTTGCAATAAACTGCGGCGTAACCGCGCAGGCAATTTCGATGTATGAGACCGGAGCGCGGATCCCTTCGGACGATGTAAAGATTAAGCTTGCAAGCTTTTTCAACAGTTCGGTTCAGGAGATTTTTTTTACGTGGTAGTCCACGTAATGTAGACATGCGGAGGAGGGCTTATAAATGACCTTTGATCAGATTAAGCAGAGCACAGACACGGTGCTGCCGGTATATCAAGTAGCGGAGGCGCTGGGTATCTCAGCGGAAAGAATCATGGCGCAGGCGCGCAAGAGCAAGAACGCGCTGGGTTTTCCCGTGATCGTGGCTTGCGACACGGTGAGGATTCCGCGGATTCCGTTCATCAAGTTTATGGAGGGAAACTTGATCTACGCGGAGGCAAATGAGGAATATTCGGCTTACAGAACGGCGGATGCGCTGCCGGAGAACATGCGAAGGAGATGAAGAAAGAATGAATCTGAATGTGTTTGCAGACCTTGCACACCGAAACGCGGTGGAGCACGGATGGTATGATCCTGAGCCGGAGGACAGCGTGATCTTTGCCAACATCATGGGCGAGTGGGCGGAGGCGTTTGAAGAGTACAAGGCAGGGAAGCCGGACGTTTACCGTTTCTGCAGTGATCAGGCGATGGGCGCGGAGGCTGTGTGCGAAGAACAGGCGGAGTGCTATTGGCGAAAAGTCGGCGGAAAGCCCGAGCATTGTTCGGACCGATGCGCAAAGCCCGAAGGAATCGCCGCCGAGCTGATCGACGGCGCGATCCGGATTCTGGACTATATCGGATGGCAGGCGGGGAAAAACGCCGTATGGTCGCTTGATCTAAATCGGAGCATTGATGCGATCCGCGAGAGCGTGGGAGCGGACGTACTTATGAGAAGCGCGGACTTTGCGCATGTTCCAAAACTGATCTGCGAGCTCAATGTGCTGACCGGGTACGCGCTTGATAACGGCAGGATGCCGACGGTGAGAAGATTCTATCTTTGCATGTGCCTTGCGCTGGTTTTCAACTATGCGAAGGCGCGCGGTATTGACGCCGAGAAGCTGATGCTTGAAAAGCATGAATACAATAAGAGCCGCAGCTACCGGCACGGAGGGAAGAAGGCATGAATCTTGTGATTCTGATCGGGCGTCCGGTGGCGGATCCGGAAGTAAAGGTTACGCAGAACGGAACGCCGGTAGCGCAGTACAGGCTTGCCGTGCAGAGAGACTTCGCGGGCCCCGACGGGAAGAAAGCGGCGGACTTTGTGAGCGTGATCGCGTGGCGGCACAATGCAGAGTTTGCGAACCGATTTATAAAGAAGGGCGTGAAGATCGCCGTCACCGGCAGCCTTCAGAGCCGGAGCTATGACACGCAGGACGGATCCAAACGGTATGTGACAGAGGTTATCGCAGACAGGCAGGAGTTCTGCGAGAGAGCAGAAAGCAGAGAAAACGCGCCGCTTCCGGACACGCCGGACGTAATGACGGAGGTCGATGATGATGAACTGCCGTTCTGAGAAAATGCCGCTCAGGCTTTCGGAGCTTGTGAAAGAGCTGCCGGAAGTTGCGTGGGTTGAATATGTATACGGAGACAAGCCGGAACCGAAGATCCCGACGCGGATCAAGAAAAACGGGTATTTCGGTGATGCGCTCGCTTTTACCGACGGCAGCGATATTGCGCTTTTGACTTACGGCACCACGTGGAGGGTGTGGCCGGAGATCAAGCCGACGGAAGGCGAGATGGAGGATGCCGCGTGGATCCGCGAGGAGTACGCGGAGGATTTCAAATCGAAGAGGGTTATTTGAGGAGGGGCTTTATGCTTTTCAGAATCGATTACGAATACGGGCGCGCCAAGCTTTACACGCCATACAACGAGTGGAAAGAACGTTTTTACGAGCTCGCAGAACAGTGCTTTGGCATCAGAAAGAGCATCGGAGAGGTTATGCTTTTAAGCAAGAGCATCGAGAGCCCTAAAGATAAGATCCCGGGTGAGTTTGAACGGCTCGAGCATAACGGCGATGTGATTATATGGAACGCGCAGGGCGAGAAGATCAAAAGCGAGTTTGATTAAGTAAGTATCGGAGGGTTTGAAGATGAAAAGAGAGGTTATTGAATTTCTGAGCGGCTGGGCTTCGACCGTTGGTTTTCTTTTGGTGATGGCGGCGGGGCTGTATCTGGTTGTGCGGCTGGCGGACGCGCTTTTCAAAGGGGAAAAAATACTGGCGCCGCTGAGCTGCGTGATCGTTTTCTGGACTACGTTTTACATGTTTTTGAAGGCGGTGGCGAGAGTATGATCGGGCCGTGGGCGGTTTTGGGATTACTGATTGCAGGCGCGGTAATTGCGCTGGTGCTGGTATCGGTCGGCGTTGTTGTTGCCGGTCATTTCAGTGATATTGCGTACAAAAGATATCAGCAGGGTCTTAACGACGGCTGGAAGGCGCATGAGGTGCGGCGCGGGATAGTTCGCGGCGCGCATGCCGGGAAGGCGGGAAGAAAAGCATGAGGGCTACACTTGGAAGTCTCTTTGATGGTTCCGGAACTGCACCTCTTGCGGCGGCAATGAACGGCATCATACCGGTATGGGCAAGCGAAGTTGAACCGTATCCGATCCTTGTGACAAAAACGCGTTTCCCGAATATGCAACACCTCGGAAGCATCACTGAAATCAAAGGAAACGAGGTTGTGCCTGTTGACATCATCTGTGGCGGTTCGCCCTGTCAGGACCTTTCAGTAGCAGGAAGACAGGTCGGGCTTGAAGGCGGCACACGTTCGCATCTGTTTTTTGAAATGACCCGTATTATTAAAGAAATGAGGGAGGCAACCAATGGCAAATACCCGCGATACATCATCTGGAAAAACGTTCCCGGCGCATTCTCAAGCAATAACGGATACGACTTCCTCTCCGTGCTCCAAAGTTTCGCGGAGATTGCCGAAGCCAACGTACATGTTCCTGAACCTGAAAGAAAGGCAGATCGACTTGTTTGGCAATACGCCGGTGAAATGGTCGGCAACGGCTGGAGCATCGCGTGGCGAACAGTCGATGCGCAATACTGGGGAGTACCCCAACGCCGTCGTCGAATCTACCTTGTCGCAGATCTTGATTCCGAACGCGCCGGAGAAATACTTTTTGAGCGCGACGGCATGCCAGGGAATCCTGAACAGGGCGGAGAGACGCGGAAAGGTTCTACCGGAGCTGCTGAGAAAAGCCCTGAAAGAGTATGCTATTGCTTACAAGGCAACGGCATTGACAGGGCGGATACTGCCGGATGCAACGGTGCAGGATGGCGCGAGAATGAAAGTTACACGCTGAACACAATCGACCGCCCGGCAGTATGCTATACCGCAGACTGCCGAAACGGCGTGATGAACACCGAAATCAGCGGTACACTTCAGGCAAAACCGAACGGCGGATTCTCATACAATTGCATTAACCCTATTATCTATTCAGGCGTTAGTATAACCAGCAAAGAAAACAAGTCCAACCCTAAACCGGGCGACGCTGCTCCTACGTTAGATACGGATAGCAGAAAGTACTTGATTTACGCAAATTCAGACTTTGAGAAATACCAAGAGGGTACGACCACATTAAAATCTAATGGCGGCGCTTGCGGTGGAGAGTCCGAAATGCTTTGCGTGTATGATGCAAGAGGTAATGGGGACGCGAAAATCGAGCCAACGCTTACAGGTGACCACAATAACCGCGTAACGGATTATACGGCAATATGTGTTGGAAATGGTCAAGTGGATCAGGCAAGAATCAGCCCATTGGTCGGAGCACTTAACTGCATGCACGACCAACAGATTATATTGGAAAACAACGGCAAATCGGCAACAAACTACATTGTCCGTCGATTAACTCCGCTCGAATGCTGTCGCTTGCAAGGCTTCCCCGATTGGTGGGAAAGCGGACTTGCAATTGAAAATCCAAGTGAAGAGGATGTTGCGTTCTGGCGCGATGCATTCGAAACACACCGCAAAATCAATAACCCGAACGGCAAACCGAAGACCGATAATCAGATCATCAAATGGCTCAAAAATCCATATTCGGATTCCGCGAGCTACAAGATGTGGGGTAACGGAATGGCGCTACCGAACATGATGCATGTTATGAAAGGGATTTCGAAACAATTGTGCAAAAAGGAGGACGGCTGATGCCGAAATGCTGCATTGAATGCCGGACGCGACACAGAGCGTGCCAAGACACGTGCGAAAAAGAAGAATATGTGGAGTTTCGGGAAAAGATGCGGAGGAAGGCGGAGAACCGAGAGAAGGAACGGGAGATCATGGGTGCGATACATGACGGAGTAGAGCGGATGCATAAGCTTTATGCTCACTTCGACCGGAGTGATTGTGCCGTGGAGAGTGTTGGGAATGAACGAAATAGGCAGCAACATTGCGCGGCTACGAAAAAGCAAGCAGATCGCGCAGGAGGAGCTTGCATTACAGATGGGCGTGAGCCGCAGGATCGTGCAGAGATGGGAAGCCGGAGAGGTTGTTCCAAGGAAAAGGAACATCAGGATCATTGAGGACATTCTGGGCGGCGTGATCGAGCCGGAGGAAGATGGCAAGAAGGTCGCCGACGGAGTAAAAAGTCTTTCAGAGCTTAGAAAAGAAATGAGGCTCACGCAGAAAGAGCTTGCGGACAAGCTTGGATTGAGTACAGGCGCGGTCAGCAAGTGGGAGACCGGTCGCGTGATCATTCCGGAAGATATGTACGCGCAGATCCGGGAGATTTTCGGCGAGCCGTTCAGGGCGACGGACAGAGCTGTAACGCACGCGGAGGGAACGGCAAAAGAAGAAAAGGAAAGACTGCTTGCTAAAAAGGTGCCGAAGGATGCAAAAGAAATCAGGCTTTTGAAGACATTTTACAACGTGCGCGATCTTTTGAGAGGGAAACTCACGGTGCGAGATGTGATCGACATCTTGTATGAGCATATCGATGTAGGATTCTGCATGGAGTGTCTTAGAAAGTGGAAGTTTTTGGGGTTTTACAGAACGACTGAATATAAGAATCTGGATCAGGGGATTTTTCTTTGGATGCTTGTACCCGGGAAATATATGGAGGAAATAAAGCGCGATGAACATTAATGCGATTAAGAAGATATGCATGGAGAACAAGCGCGTTGCGCTTATGCAGAACCCGAGAACGGGAGATGTGTGGATATCGAACGGGTTTGCCGCATACGTTGCGGACGCGGAGATCGATGTAAATGCAGAAAACGTTCTGCACCTTTTCGACCTTGCGGATGCGGAGGAAAAGAAAAAGCCTTTTGTGACGCAGAGCGTGATCAAGGATGTACGATTCTGGGAAAGATGCGGCGTCAGCGAGATTGAAGAACTTTTGGAAGATCTGGGCGCGGTATGGTACGGCGGAGAACTTTTCCGGGCGCTTCTGAGCCGGGACGGGATCCTGTTTATTCCTGTAAAATACTTAAAACCCGTCAAGGGTGAGGATTGCTGCGAGTTTTATCTGCGCAGATCAGACGGAGGAATGATGGTTGCGGTGTACACGGATTTTTTCGCGGCGGCAATGATTATGCCTATTGTCGGAGGTCCTGCGGAGAAGATGAAAGAAAGCCTTGAAGAGATCACGCGCGAAGCGGTGATGCCGGCGCCTGCAGGAGAGAAGAAGGAAGAGCCGGAGGCGGAACAGGTGGGGATGTTTGAGGAGAAAGAATGATGGCTTTACGAATGACGGAAGAAGAGTATCGGGAGTTTATGAGGAGGCGCGGAGGCAGGGAAAAACCTTCCGCGCCTTTTACAGCCGAAAAAAAGAAGAGGAAAACGAAATACGGGAACGAGCGCGTGGAGCTTGACGGGAAGAAGTTCGACAGTAAGCATGAGGCGGAAGTATATCGGCAGCTTTGCTTTTTGAGAGCTGCAGGCGAAGTGAAAGTGATCATGCGGCAAGTGCCTTTTGATCTGCCGGGAGGCGTGATTTATAAGGCGGATTTTTGCACGGTTGACAAAAACGGAGTTTTTCAGGTGATCGACGCGAAGAGCGAGGCGACATCGAAAGACAAGGTGTACAGGATTAAAAAGAAACAAATGTTCGATATATGGGGATTGGAAATACTGGAGATCTGATTGATTTACCTTTATATATGGGCTATGCGGAGGCCCTTTCGGGAGCTTGTATAGCGTATTAACAAAAGAACCAAGACGGGGAGGGCGCAGCTTTGAAGCTTACGGATGCGGCGAGATATGAGATTTTATATGATTTGCCAAAAGGCGAGTTCAATGAGAAAGAGGTCGGAGCGATCAGAACGAAGACGATCAGGAGCGGAGATACGCTGGAGGTTGAGGCTTTTCCGCTGATCAGGATCACGGCGGAGGCAAAGAGAGAACGGGAAAGGCGAAAAAGCTCGGCGGCGCAACAGAGACTAAATCTGAACAATGCACGGAAGAGAGTGTGCCGGCTGATTGAGACGAACTTCGGTGCGGGAGATTATGCGGTTCATTTTACGTTTGATTACGGGGCATTTCACGCAGGGCATGAGAACAAGAACGAATATATCTCGCGGATGATGAAGAGCGGAATGCCGCTCACGGAGCATGAGGCGAGAAAAGAAATCAAGAATTATCTTCGGCGGCTCAAGCGGGAAATGGCGCGGAGCGGTACGGAAGGAGAAGAGCTTAAATACCTTTACGTGATCGAAAGCGGAAAGGAGCCTGCGCCGGACGACCCGAATCCAACGCCGACGAAGTATCACATTCACGCGGTGATCAGCGCGCCGGGGCTTACGCGGGAAGTCGTTGAGAGTCTATGGCGGAAAGGGTATGTGAACGCAGATCGGCTGAATGTGAGCCACAACGGATTGCAGGCGCTATCGAGATACATCACAAAGAGTAACAAGTTTTCGAGACGCTGGGCACACTCGAGGAACTTGAAAGAGCCGACAATCACCGTGAGCGACAGGAAGATCTCCAAGCGGAGAGCGGCGGCAATGGCAATGGACGTAATGCAGTTCGGTCGCGAGATCTTGGAAAAGATCTATCCGGAGTATCAGCTGCAGGAAGATGCGGCAGTGCGGTTTTCGGATTTTGTGCCGGGCGCTTACATATACGCGCGGATGCGGAAAAGGAGGTAGGAGATGTACGGAGACCCGATGGACAATCTGCCGGAGGTGCGGGAGCTGTGTTTGAATTGCACGTATCCCGATTGTTTCGGAGAGGAAGGATGCGCGGAGCGGCAGAGGCTGGTTGCAGAGCTGAGGCGGAAGCTTTTCGGTGATCGAGAAAAGACGCACATTGACTTCAATGCAAGCTACACGATTAACGGCGTGACGATGACCGGGCACGAGTGGATTGAGAAGATCGGGAGAAAAAAGACAACAATGTACATGCGTGTGAAACATGGCTGCACATTCGAAGAAGCACTGCTTATGAAACGCAAGCCGGCAAAGGTTGTGCGCGGCTATATGTACACGATCAACGGCGAGACCAAGACTGGAGCAGAGTGGGAGAGGACACTGGGTCTTTGTAAGCAATACATTACGCAGCGCGCGCGGAAGAAGGGCATAAAGCGAATCGATGTGCTCAGAGAAGCTTATTCACTCCGTTCAAAACAAGAATGCAGAAATTGTGATATAAAGGAGTTGAACAGCGAAAATGCCGAATGACCCTTTCTACAGCTCGGGGAAATACCGCAAGTGGCGCGCGGGAGTTTTGAAACGCGCGAGATACATGTGCGAAGAATGCCGGAGGTACGGCAGAAGAGATACGCACGGACTGCCGGTTGAAGCAACGACGGCACATCATATCAAGCATCGCGATGAATTTCCGGAGCTGCAATTTGATATTGACAATGGTCAAGCTTTATGCGGCAAATGCCACAACAAAAAGCACCCGGAAAAGGGCGGACGATATTATTAAAAATCAAAAAGTCTGCGGAAGAACGCGGAAATTTTTGAACGAAAACGACCACAGAAACGCCACGCAAGCAATTAACGCAAGCGGAGCACGGTGAAGCCTCGCGCACACACACGCGAGCGCGGACAGATGAAAAAACAGCCCCCCCCGGGGGCCCGTACCCTAAACCATGAGAACCAACCGACCGTCGGAAAGAACCTTTTCCCTCTCTGAAGCAGCGCAGAGGGAAGGGGGGGAACGGCGGCAGAAAGGAGAGAAAGCGGATGATCAATCACGGCAGCAAGAAGCCAATGACAGAGCGTGCGCATTACCAGCAGATACACGCGCGCTGCATTAATCTCGGCGTATGGCGCGACGAGTTTTCAACGGTCGCGCGACGTCTCGCCAAGATCTATGTCCGCATCGCCGCAATCGAGGACGAGATCACCGCTCCGACCTTCTCTCCGCTCATCGAGCACACCAACAAGGGCGGAGCCACCAACCTTGTCAAGAATCCGCTTCTCTCACAGATCGACGCGCTATACGATCAGGCTCTGACCTACGAGCGCGAGCTCGCACTCACGCCGGCAGCGCATAAGCGCGTAAGCGACGCCGCGTCTGCTCCGGCGGCAGAAAGCCCGTTTACAGCCATCATGAAAAAAGTGATGGACACGTGACGCAGATACAATCATCCACATCCGGCGTCACGCTGACACACTCACCTTTGGGCGTACCCCTCACAGCAGAGGAATCCTCCGTCCTCTGTTCGCGTCACCCGACAATCGCGGGTGCCATCCTCACTCCGGGCGGCGAAGTCCTCGCCGCCCACCCTCCTTCCGGTCGTCATGCTGCGGAGGTCATACGCTACGCCTGCGACGTCGCCACCGGCCACATCGTCGCCGGCATCGACAGGATCCTCGCCTGCATCCGCTTCCTGCGCTTCCTTGACCGTGAAGATCTCGACGTCCGCACCCAGAAGGCGGACATCGTCATCGACCTCATCCACGCAATGTGCGTCCACCGCCAAGGCCAGAGGGTCGACGGCTCACCGCTTACAGGCGAACCGCTTCTCCTTGAGCCGTGGCAAAAGTTCATCATCTACGGCACACTTATTTTCTATCACAAAAACACAGCACTTCACCTCGTCCACGAGGTCTTTATTTTCATCCCAAGAAAAAACGGCAAAACCGCCTTCGTAGCCGCGCTCTCATGGGCGCTCTCAATCGTCGAAAGCGGCTCCGGCGCGAAAACCTACGTCGTAGGAGCAACGCTCAAACAGGCGAAAGAGACCTTCGACAACTGGGAAAAGACCATAGAGCACATCTACGCATCCAAAGCAGCCGCCCGCCGCGACGGCTGGATCATCAAAAACAACAATAACGAGCACTCCTTCGCGAAGACTCTTCCGGACGGCTCGATCTCGTTAAACGCCCTCGCTTCCAATCCCGACGGGCAGGACTCCTTTAATGCCAACATCATCATTGCGGACGAGGTCCACGCCTACAAATCCGCCAAGCAATACAAGATCCTTGCCGACGCAACTCTCGCCTACTCCAACAAATTTGTCTTCGCCATCACCACCGCCGGCGACAATCCTGTTTGCTTCTGCGCCACGCGCGTTGAATACTGCCGCCGCGTCCTTCGCGGCACAGTGACGGACGACCAGTATTTTATATTTATGTGCTCAATGGATAAGGACGAAAACGGCGACGTCGATTTCACGTCAGAAATCCAGCAGAAAAAAGCCAATCCGAATTACGGCGTTTCCATCCGCCCGGAGCAAGCAATGGCGGAAGCCGTCCAGGCGCTCAACGATCCGAGCATCAGAAAAGAGTATCTCGCGAAAAAGGCAAACATCTTCGTCGCCGCCATGCGCGCATATTTCAACCTCGATACCTTCCGCCGTTCAAACGCGGTCTGCGAAACGGCGCTCGGCATCGATCCACGCCTGCCGCCGGCAGAAAAAATCAAGCGCCTTTCCGCCCTTCCCGTCAAGTGGTACGGCGGCGCCGATCTTTCAAAGCTTCACGACCTTACCGCGACCGCGCTCTACGGCACGTATAACGACATCGACATCATCATTCCGCACTGCTGGTTCCCGATCGTAGCCGCCGCAGAAAAGGCGGACAAAGATAACATCCCCCTTTTCGGCTGGCAGGACGACGGCTGGCTCACCATGTGCAATACGCCCACCAACGACCACAACGCGGCAGTGTCATGGTTCAAAGATCTTCGAAAAGCAGGCTTCAAAATCGCCCAGATCGGTCACGACCGCAAGTTCTGTCGTGAATACTTCATCGGCATGAAACGCGCCGGCTTTTCCATCATCGATCAGCCGCAGTACTTTTACAAGAAATCCGAGGGCTTCCGCCGCATCGAAAACAAAGCAAAAAACGACAAGCTCTATTATCTTTCCGCAGAACCTTTCGAGTACTGCATCCAGAACGTCCTCGCCATCGAAAAGACGGACGATATGATCCAGTACGAAAAAATCCAGCCGGAACACCGAATCGACGTCTTCGACGCAGCCGTTTTCGCCTGTGTACGTATGCTCGAAAACCTCGAAAAATCAGCCCGAGCCGAAGAATGGCTTTAAATAATTGGAGGTATCAACATGTCAAAACCCAAACACCGCCAAAAGCCCCGCTACGGGCGCGACGCTCCCGCAAGCAAAAACGCAGTCTCGATGGGCTTCATGCTCTCAAGCGCTGACGACTGGGAAACCATCCTCGGCGGAGGATACCGACCGGTGATGGAGTGTCCGGAAATCCAAGCCTGCATAGACGTCTACTGCGACCTCATTTCCACCATGACTATAAAGCTCATGCGCAACACCGAAAACGGAGATGTCCGCGTGAAAAACGAGCTCTCGCGTAAGATCGACATCAATCCGCATCCGAATTTCGTTCGCACGACTTGGGTCGAAACGATCACGCGCACCATGCTCACCAAGGGAAACGCCTTTGTTTTCCCAACCTACAAAAACGGCTACATCGAAAAGCTCACACCCGTGCCGCCGTCCGAAGTGCGCATCGATGCAAAAGACCACGAAGCCCACGCCATCGTCTGGAACGGCAAATCCTACAAACCGGACGAAATGATCAACTTCGTGCGCCATCCGGATCCCGACCGACCCTACATCGGCAAAGGCTACTCGGCGCGCCTTTCGGACGTCGTCAGCGGCATCAGCCAAGCCACGCAGACCAAGCTATCCATTCAGAAGTCCCCGGCGCCGTCCATCATCGTAAAGGTCGACGGTCTCACCGAGGAGTTCGCGTCTCAGGAAGGCAGAAAGAAGCTTCGACAGCAGTTCCTCGATTCATCCGAAAGCGGAGAGCCGTGGTTCATCCCCTCTGAAGCTTTCGAGGTCGAAAAAATCGCGCCGCTCTCGCTTTCCGATCTTGCCATCAAAGACACGCTGGAGCTCGACAAAAAGACAGCCGCCGCGATCATGGGCGTGCCGCTCCACGCGCTCGGTCTTGCCGCCTACAACCAGAAAGAGCATGAGGTTTTCGTATCGACGCGCGTCCGCCCGATCGCAGAGATCATCACGCAGACGCTCACCAAGTCTCTTTTGTACTCGCCGGACTATTACTTCACATTCTCCGTCCGCTCCCTCATGAACTATTCGCTTTCCGAGCTCGTCGCCGCCGGCACACAGCTCATCGACAGAAACGCACTCAGGCGAAACGAGCTGCGCGGCTGGATCGGCGAAAGCCCGGATGAGGAGATGAACCAGCTCATCGCGCTTGAAAACTACATTCCAATGGATCGCCTCGGCGATCAGAAAAAACTGAACGGAGGTGATGAAAACGGAAACCAGAACCAGAACGATTAACACCCAATTTCGCGCCGCAGACGAAAACGGCGTCAAGCGCATCGAAGGATACTTCGTCGTTTTCGGCGACATCTATGAGATGGGACCGGGCGTATATGAAACCATCGACCGCAACGCATTTAGCGACCTTGACGGAAAGGACATCCGCTGTCTGATTGATCATATCCCGCATCTCGTTCTCGGAAGAACGACAGCGAACACATTCTCTCTGCGCGTGGACGACAAAGGCGTGTTCGGCTCGGTCATCATCAACGAAAACGACACCGACGCCATGAATCATTACGCGCGCTGCCTGCGCGGCGACGTATCGCAGGCGTCCTTCGGCTTTTGTGATTTCGACGAAATTTCCGAGGTGCGCTCGGACGGATCCGTTCTTTTCACGCTCACGCGCGTAAACCCGCTTGAATTTTCCTCGGTAACCTTCCCGGCTTATCCGAAGACCGAGCTCGCCGCAAGGCATAAGGACGCGGAGGCGGTCAAGGCTAAAGCCGCAGAAGCCCTCAAAAAAACACTCAAAGAAAGGATTGAGAACGCATGGCACTGACGCAGGTCGTCAAGTCCTATGAAATCCGCGCCCACCGCGCGGAGGCGGACAACATCAGAAACGCCCTCAAAGCGCTCTACGAAAAGCGCGAAGGCCTCAAAAAGCGCGAAGCCACACTCACCGACGCCGTCAACGAAATGACCGGCGACACCGACAAGGAAACCACCGACAAGGTTCTTTCCGAGGTCGCGGATTTCGAAAAAGAAGTCGCTGACCTCAAAACCGACATCGACGCGCAGGAAGCGGAGCTTCAGAAGCACGAAACCGCCATCGAATCTCTGCAGGCGGAGATCGACGCTCTCAAAGAGCCGGAAGCACCCGCGCCCGAATTTCCCATCGAACGCAAAACCGACGTTCCCGAAAAAAGAAATGAAAGGATGATTACCACAATGAAAACCCGTGCCATGTCCCGCATGACCGCCACCGAGCGCGCAGATCTTGTCAGAAACGAGTCCGTTTCCGCCTTTATCGAGCGCGCCAAGAAGATCATCACCCGCGACGTAATTAACGGCGAAGTCACCGTTCCCACCATCCTTCTCCCCATGGTCCGCGAGGAGGTCGAAAAGGAATCCAAGCTCCTTAAGTACTTCAACTACCACAGAGTCCCCGGCGAGGGCAAGATCCCCGTCATGGGCACTATTCCCGAAGCAATCTGGACGGAGCAGTGTGCCAAGCTCGCCGAACTCGATCTCACCATGTATCTCGTTGAAATGGAAGCGCACAAGGTCGCCGGCTTCTACGGTATCTGCAGATACATTGTCGAAGACTCCGCCGAGTCCATCCTCGACGATCTTCTCTTTGCAATCGCCCGCGGCGTCGCCATCGCGTTCGACAAAGCGGCCCTCTTCGGCACCGGAAACCGCATGCCTGTCGGTATTGCCACCCGTCTTCTGCAGACTTCCGATCCCGGCACCGCCGGCAAGTATGGAAGACCTTGGGAAAATCTGAAAGAGTCCAACGTAGCACCCATCACCGCTGCCAACTCCACCGGCGCCAAGCTCATCGGCGGCATCATTGCAGCGCTCGGCAAGGCAAAGAAGGGCGTCGGCGAAGGTCTTTTCTTCGCGATGAACACTTCCACTCGCATGAAGATCCTCTCCGAGCTTCTCAACTACAACGCCAACGGCCTTATGGTATCCGGTGTTGCTAACGAAATGCCCGGCATCGGCGGCGCGATCGAAGAACTGGAGTTCATTCCCAACGGCGTTATCGTTGCCGGCTACGGTAAGAACTACGCCGCCGTAGAGCGCGGCGAAATGCGCCTTGAAACCAACACCAACGTGCGCTGGATCGAAGAACAGACCCTCGTTAAGGGTACGGCCCGTTTCGACGGCAAACCCACCAATCCCGCGTCCTTCGTTCTGATCGGCATCGACGGAGTCGCACCCGATACCGCCGTAGGGAATGTGGGTTTCGCCGGAGATATGGAAACTGATTCCTGACACGAAAGAAGGCGCGCAATAAATGAGTGAAACTTTCCTTTCGCAGGCGCTCGCCCTTTTGAAAGCGCGCCTCAACCGAATGGCGGCGGATAAGTCCTTGGACGACTATTTCGCCGCCCGCCTCGAGGCGGCATGCTCAGAGCTTAAGGACAAAGGCATCAACCTCGACGAGACCGATCAGGCGGACATCATGCTCCTTGTGGACTTCGCCGCATGGAACTATTCCAGCCGCGACAAAGCCGACGGATACCCCATGTGGCTTCGGATCCGCATCCGCGAGCGCTGGCTCCGCGATCCTTTCCGCATGACCGCCGGAGGTGAAGCGCCGTGATCCTCGACAGCGGATTTGCCTTTTTTCACAAGCTCGAAAACACCGCTCCGCCCGGCGGCAAACCGACCCTGCACCCGGCGGCAGAAGCGTTTTTCGCGTCATTCTACGGCGAATTAAACTTCGAAACATCGCCCATCAGACCCACGGAAAACCGCGAAGAGGTCAAGACCGACGCGCGCATCCGCGTCCTCCAGAACAGAAACATAAGAAACACGGACGTCGTGTACCTTATGAACGCGGAGGGAGAACGAAAATACTCGGTCACACGCGCCTATCACGGCACCGACGCCGACTCCGGCGACCTCATCACCGATCTCAATCTCGAGGAGGTGAAGCCGTGATCATAGATCACATCAAATCTCTCCTCGCGTCCGTCGATCCGTCCGTTTCCCGATACGATTCCGCCGAAAAGGGCGAAGCATACACCACGTGGCGCGAAACGGGTGATCTTCCCGACACCGCCGGGAACCGCCACATGGGCGGCATAGCCTTTCAGGTCGACCGCTTCACCAAAACCGAAGACGACGCCACCGCCGAAGCGATCAAGCAGGCGCTTGAGAACGACGACAGGATCGCCTATGAACACATCGTTTACTACGAGCCAAACACCGGCTACATCCATCACGTTTTTGACTGCGAGGCGGTTTAAATGCCTTTATACATAAGCGACCTTTCGACCACATTCCGCATGTTCGAGAAGCTCGCCGGAGACACGGCAAAGCTTTCCGAAGCTGTCCTGTATGCAGGCGCGGAAGCGATGATCGAAACGTGGCGGGACGTCATCAACGAAGAGGACATGATCGACACCGGAGATATGCTTAATTCCGTCGGCGTCACAAAGCCGCCTCAGCAAAAAGGCGGCGTGTGGGAAGTCACGGTCGCACCCACCGGAAAAGATCGAAAAGGCGTGAGAAACGCAGAAAAAGCCGGTATCCTCAATTACGGTTCAAGCAGCATAAACGCGAAAAGTTACTTCGGGCAGCTTGAAACACGAGCGCAGGCGGCGGCAACAAAGGCGGCACAGGCCGTAATGGACAACTATAATGCGACCGGCTATCTGCCGACGGCGGATTTCTCGTCGCTGAAACCCAAAAAGAAAAAGAAAGGATGAACAGACATGGCATTTATCGGAATGCAGAAAACCATCATCGCGCGTCTCAAAAAAGAAACGCCGGGTGAGGCGATTGAGTATGAGAACGGCATGCTTTTCGGCGAACCCATCGGCGCGACGATCACCATCCAGTCCACCAAGACCGATCTGAACGCCGGCGACAAAACGGTGGAAAGCGATAACTCCATCACCGGCGGCGATATCTCTCTTGATATCGACGACATTCCCGAGGAAGCCCATGCGCTGCTCGGTTTCAAGGAAGTTGCCGACGGCGAGGGCAAGAAGTACGTCAAAACCGGCGACGCTTCGGACTACATCGGCTTCGGTTTTGTACGAACCCGCGTGAAATCCGGACAGAGATCGTACGAGGCAATGTGGTGCTACAAAGTCCAGCTCGGTCTTACCAGCATCAACGGTCAGACCAAAGGTCAGCAGATTCAGTGGCAGACGCCCTCTCTTTCCGGATCTCTTATGGCAGTAGAAAACGACTCTTCCGGAACTGTTAACTGGTACGAATTTGAACGTTTCGACACGCTCGAAAAGGCGCTTGACTTCCTTCAGAACCACGCCGGTATGACCAACGCGGCATAAGGAGGAGCGCATGCAGATAAACGCCATTAAGCCCGGAGCCGAAACGGCAAAGACTGCATCTCTCCGCCTCGCCGGATGGGAGAAAGCCTATCCCATGCGCTTTACTGTCGGAGCATTCGAAAAGATCGCCGCCAGACTTCCGCAGGACAAGCAGGAATACAAAGAAATCCTCACGCTTCTTAATTCTCCCGTGACTGCCTGCGAGGTCGCGGCCGACCTCATCGAGGGCGCGTCAGACGGCGAACCTATTCCGACCGTGAAGGATATCAAAAAAGCCGATATGCGCGAAGCGCAGACCATAAGGGAAATGTGCCTTTTGGCCATCCTTCAGGGGCTCGGAATCGAAACGCATGCAGATGATGAAGACGTCGACGAAACGCTCAGAAGCAAAGAAAAAAACGTAAAGACGGGCGCATGACCTATCGAAAGATCGTATCTTACGGTCTGATCGCGGGTCTTACCTACACCGAAATGCAAAAGCTTGCGCCCGGCTTTGTAATCGACATGTACCTGATGAAACAACGCTACGACGACGAACAGCACCAACTGAAACGCAAAAACCCTTACGAATACCAGCCTATTTTTTAAAGGGCGGACGGGTCAGCCCGTCCGCCTTTTTGAATCCTTCGGAAAGGAGAAAAAATGTCAAAAAAAGGCGAAATCAACACCACACTGCGTCTGCAGGGTGAAAAAGAATACTCGCAAGGTATGAAAAATGCCGCCGCCAACGTAAAAGAGCTTGATTCTCAACTCAAAAAAGCCAGAGCAGAGTTTGAAAAAACGGGCGATGCGCAGAAGTACACTGCCGAGCAGACGGAGATACTCAAGCAGAAGATCGAAGAACAGCAGAAGGCCGTAAAAGCCGCCGAAGATGCGATTAAGCTATTGACTGATAACGGCATCGATAAAAACGACAGCCGCCTGCGCAACTGGCGAATCTCTCTGAACAACGCCACTGCCACGCTCAATAAGCTGGAGGCAGAACTCCAAAGAACCGAATCCAACGCCGAATCCGCTGCCGACGGCATCCGTTCTCAGGCGACCGCGCTCAAATCCGGCGAAGTCGCCGCCGAAGGCTACGCCGATAAACTGGACAGGATCGACAAGAACATCACATTCTCGACAACGCTTGATAAATTAAAGCTTGTCAAAGAAACCGTTTCCGCCATCCTGAGCGGCGTTATCGAAATCGGAAAAGGCATCTGGGAGTACGAATCCCAAGCCGCGCAGTGGGCGACGGAGATCAACAAAGAAGCCGCGGAGGCAGGTCTCGACCCCGCCGTCTACCAGTCCTACAAGTACGCCGCCCAGATGCTCGGCATGTCGATCGAAGACTATGCCGACATGGCCAAGGAGCTTGAAGCCTCCATGATGTCCACCGACGAATCCGTCGCGGAGGCATTTAACGAGCTGGGCGTTGCATACCGAAACGAGGACGGCACACTCAGAAACGCAATGGAAGTCCTTGCGGAGGTCGCAAACGCCCTCGGCACCGTCAACACGCGGACGGCGGCTAACGTCCTCGCGTCCAGACTTTTGGGCGCGGAATACAAAAAGCTCAATCCCCTGATCAACGCAGGCGGAGACGCATGGAAACATTACATCGAAGAAGGCAAGGACATCGGCACAGTTTCCGAAGCCGCCTTCGACGCGCTTCTCGAGCTCGACAAAAGCCGCCAAACGCTTTCGAAGCAGTTTCAGACCATCAAGACCGAAGCCGCAGGTCAGTTAGCGCCCGGCTTCACTGCCATCACGGAAGGTCTTTCCGGACTTCTTACCCAGTTCGATGAGTTCCTCGAATCCGAAAAAGGTCAACAGGCGGTCGCCAAGATCAACGGCTTCCTCACCACCATCGGCGACACCATCGGAAACATTGACGTTGGAAATGCCGTTGACAACTTCTTTAAGAAGTTCGAATCCGTTGACCTTGGAAACGCAATCGACAAGGTATCGACCGCGCTTTCGAGCTTTACGGACGGGCTTTCCTGGATCGTTGAAAACGGCGAAACCATAACCAAATGGATCGGCGGGATCGCCACCGCTTTCGGCGGGATCAAGGTAGCATCAGACGTCCTCAAGTTTCTTGACCTCTTAAGCAAAGGCAGCGCAAGCGGCAACACGCCGACCACCGGCACGGGCGAACCCTCAGACACCGGCGGGAATGTCACAATTCCGCCGATAACCAGAAGACCGTCCACGCCCACGGGCGGTAAGAAAGCGGCGCAGCCGTCGGCCGACAGCGCCGACAGCGCATATAAAACGACGTCTGCGGTTACCGTAAAACCTTCGACCTATGTCACCGGCATATCGCTCGAATGGGCAACTGAAGTAATCGAAAAAGGAATAGAGGAAATCAATCAAAAACGCAGCGCGGTGCACGCTTTCGAGCTGGACGGCGAAACGCACAGCGTTTCCGACAAGAAGCTTGCGGAACTCGGCCAGACGCTTGAAGAGTACGTCGCCGCCCTCGAAAAAGCCAAAGAAGAAGAGGTCAAGGCGAAGGCAGAACAGGAGGCGATGCTTAGAAAGCTGGTCGAAGAAACGGGAGGAAGCACCGATGAGGTCATCGTAAACGGACCTTCTGCCATTGCCTTTGGCGATTCGTCGGAAACTGAATCGGTCACAGTGCCAAAGGGAGCGTTTACCAAAGCGGTCGAAGAACAGCTTACGGAATCCGTGGTTCTATCCAAAGAGATGGAAGCGGCGATCACCGCATCCGTCGATGATTACATAGCAAATCTCCTAAAAGAGATCGAAGCCAAGACCGGTGAAATCGAAGAAACCAAAGAAGAAGCGCTGATCGAGCCGCTCTCCGATCTTGACGCAGCCGTCGAAGCCGCCGGAAGCGCCGGTGCAAACGCCGCCGCAGCCTACGCCGCCGGCATCGAATCGCAGCTTTTCCGCGTAACAAGCGCCACCGCGCGCCTGATCGCCGCATCTCAGCCGTCCGGAAGATTCCAGAACGCGCCATATCTCATGGGCGGATCGTATATCGGCGGAGGCGTCTACATCGACGGCCAGCTCGCCGGAAACGTCCTCGCACCCACCATGAACGAAAATCTCGGCATCTTTGCATCGGGGAGGTGATTGAGTGCCGAAAGTATCCATCCAATTAAACGGCGTAGATCTCATCGACGCTGTCCCGTCCGCCATCATCCACGCGCTCAGCGTGGAGCCTGCGGCGGTAAAATCTCAGTATTCGGAGCTTGCCAAGGGCGGAAGACTGCGCCAGTCTTTCATCAGACAGTCCATCTCCGTGCGCCTTGAGGTCCAGTTCAGAGCCATCGGAAATCCCATAAAGCGCGCGGAAGCGGTAGACGCGCTGAACGCCTGGGCAATCGCAGGAGGAAAGCTAACCTTTTCGAACCGACCCGGCAAATGCCTTTTTGTGGAGTGCGAAAAGCCCGCATCCGAGGGCAGTCTCTACGCGTCCGACGCCGTTGCATCCATCGTGCTGACAGCCAATGCCGTCCCCTTTTGGCAGGCGGAAACGCCGACAATCGCCGAAACGTCATACATGTATCAGGGAGAACTTCTCGCATCTATGAACATGCCGGGAACGGCGGAAACCGAAATGTCAGCAGAGATCCTCGTGGGCGACGGACCGCTTTATAATCTCACAATCTCAACGCCCAACTCCACAATGACCTTTGCGGGCGAAACCGTAACCAACGAAGACGGCACGACCGAACAGCGCCCGCTTGCGGAGGCAGACACGATCTTTAAGATCTTCTACGAAAACGGCGCGCTCAGGATCCTGTCGGGTGAAGCAAGCGCATTCCGCTTCCGATCCGCCGAAAGCGCCGACGACCTCATCCTGTCGCCGGGCGAGAACATGGTGCACATCACGGCCGATGCACCCGTGACCGTCATACTCTTAGCGTACGGGAGGTGGGTGTAAATGGCATACATCCCGCAGCCGCGCATTCTGACGGAAGATCTCATTCCTTCGGAAAGCCTGATCGTTTCAAAAGTTTCCGAAACATTTAATCTCAAGCAGCCGCCGACCGCGACTGCCGTCATTCCTTTCAAGTCTCCAAAGCTCACCATGCACACGTGGATTCAGCTTTTCAACGCCAAAGGAAGCGCGGGCATTTTCCGCGTCATCGGCGAAACCGAAACCCTCGAAAAAGAGCGTCAGCTCACATTAAAAGGCGCGATCGACGTGCTCATCGACTGGCGGTGGAAAGGCGAAAGCGAGTTCACCGGCACGACCAAGACATTTGTCGAAAAACTTCTTTCCTTTCAGGAGAAGCCGCTCTGGCAGCTCGGAGAATGTGAAGACGAAAAGGAGTATAGGAAAAGCGACCTCACATACGCAGGCCTTGCCGATCTCTTCAACGAGCTTTTAAATCTCAAAGCGGATCTTTATCCGACATACGACTTCTCGACAAATCCTTGGACGCTCAACCTCAAAAAGCTCCCTTCCGACGTCGGCGCAGAACTCAGAATGCGCAGAAACCTCGGAAACGGCGTAAGGATCATAAGGGACGATAAAAACCAGTGCACCCGGCTATACCTTACGATCACAAAAACGAACGGCGCGCAGGAAACCAAGGTTTTCGACAACATCGAGGCGCAAAGCATCTTCGGAGTCATCGAAAAAACCGCGGAGATCGAAGAAAAGGACGTACCCAACGCCGAAGCATATGCGGAGGAGTACTTTGAAGAGTACGCAGCGCCGTATATCTCCATAAGCGCGCCGACGATAGAACTTTTCTCCCAGACCGGAGAAACATGGGATGAGCTTTCCGTAGGCAAGAAATGCCGCGTAGCGCTGCCGGACTACGGCGAAACATACACAGAGCGCGTATCATCCGTCACATACTCCGATGTATACGGGCTGCCGACAGCGGTCACGGTCAATCTTGCCAATCCCATAAAACCCATATCGGAAGCTATGAAAGACGTAAGCGCCGCATCCTACGCCGCTATGCTCTCGGCGTCCAACGCACAAAAAGACGTATCTCACATGGAACTCATCGTAAAAGATGTCCAGCTCGCCCTTGATGAAACCGGCATCAATCAGATGTGGAAAAGCGGCATCATCCTTGACGCGCACGAGGGCGTTGAGATCTTTTCGCTCTATCAGGGGTTCTCCGCGCTCTACTCGGGAATCCAAGTCAATGCCAACGCGATCAGCCTGCGCGTCATGAAAAACGGCGTGATCGCGGCGATCAACCTCACAAGCGAGGAAGCGAAGATCGCGGCGAGCCGCATCGTTCTGGACGGATACGTGACCGCATCCGAGTTCAATGCCACGCTTGCGGAATTTTTGTACAACAACTCCGTAATGCTTGAGACCAATCAGCTTAATGCGACAAATGCCAGCATTTCAACGCTTTCGGCGTCCGGCTTCACACTTGCGGGAAACCGCGTGCAGATCCTGCCGCTCACGATGGGCGAAGTGGAAACGGATGCAAAAGTTCTCACGACTTCGGGCGGCGGAATCAACCTTCAGCACTCTCATTCCGTATCGATAGGATCGGACGGAAAAGTCACGCTCGGGGAGGTCAGCGCAACCGGCGGAAATTTTAATGTGGCCGACACCACATTTTATAAAGATGCAGTGTCGGCGGCGTACAACAGAGGCTACGCAGCAGGCTCGGCGGCGGGCGCCGGAAGCTATAACGAGGGCTACACGGCAGGCTACGAGGCCGGGTGGGTGGCGGCGGCAGCCATGGCCACAACGTCCAGAAGCGGCCAGAAGATCACCGTCCGCCGTCCTTCTTCCATCGTAGACACGCCTGCGGACGATATGGTGTATACGATATCGCCGGGCGGCAGTATCGATTCAATCACCAACACAGCCGCGAACGTATTCTTTGCACAGGGCGTGTGCAAGGCTTTTGTATCGGTTAACGGCGGAACTGCGATACAGGTTGCCTCGGTCACAAAGACCAAAACACAGACCATCAATGTCGGTCAGTAGGAAAGGAGATAAAGATCATGACGCTTGTACAGACTTTGATTTATGCAAAAACATGTGTGGAGGCGCTGCAAATTCCCTCTACGAAACAAAATCTCGAGAACGCGATGCGAGCAATCGCGCTCATTGAAGGTGCGGTCGAAGCGCTTCAGAAAACGGAAGGAAAGGAGGATGAAAAATGTACGCAGTCGTAAAAGAGAAAGAGATTCCGGTAAACTGGATGTGGCTTTTTGAGGCTTCCGGACAGCTGACATTCGAAGTGACGGACGCGCGCCCGGTTTCGGAGATCGCGGCTGACTTTGAAAACGCGCCCGTCATCGAAAGAAAGAGCGCAGAGGAAGGCGACAGAACCTACACGGGATACACTTCGATCAAGCGGATTCTCGCAGAAAAGACGGAAAAAGGCAGAACCGTTCAGATCACGCTTGTAAAGGAGGAATAATGTGGAAACGGTCAAAATGCGGGTGACAAATCCGACCGCTATATCCATCGGACGAGTGACGGAGAACCTTGTAAAGCTTGTCGAGATCGACATATCCGAATGGCGAACGGCTTTTCCGTATCTTGAAAACTATTCGGTGATCGTGAAAAACCCGGACGGAGCATCTTATCCGGCTGTCACGGAAACAGACGGCGACAAGCTTCTCTGGACCATCACGGCAAGCGACACGGGGAAAGCCGGAAAAGGCTTTTTCCAGATCTCGGCGCAGGGCGAAAACGGAGAAAAGAAGCTCAGCGCGCCGCAAAGCTTCACGATAAATGCGGTTCTTCCCGCGTTCACGCAGGAGGAGCCGCCGGAAGCGCTGAAAGGCTATGTCGATAAAATCTTATCGGCGGCAGATCGAGCGGAAAATGCGGCAAAAACCGCCATCAATCCCCCGATCATCGGCGAAAACGGCAACTGGTTTCTTTTCGACTTTGAAAAAGGGGAATACACGGACAGCGGATTTCCGTCCGTAGGAATCGGCCCGAAAGGCGACAAAGGCGATAAAGGCGACCAGGGAGACAACGGATACACGCCCGTTAAAGGCACGGACTATTTCACGACCGATGAAAAAGACGAGCTGGTCGATGAAGTACTCGGACGCATGGATGTCGTGGAAGACAGCGGATGGGTAACAATGCAGCTGGTGAACGCCATAGCGCAAGAGACTCCGAAGTACAGAAAAATCGGGAACAGAGTCAATATAGCGGGCTCCTTCAAGCTCACAAGCGAGCTTGGGACTTCTGCTACAAGAACGATTTACACTCTTCCTGAAGGATTCCACCCGTCTTATACGGTCCGCGTACCGATCAACGTGGGAACAGGGCATGCGGCGATACAGGTGTACACCAACGGATCAATCATCGTATATAATCTATATACCGAAAAGATCACGACTTCTCCGCAGCTTTTTATCTGTCTGGACTTTCTGACAGACTGAGAGAGGAGGAAAGTATGAGTATAAAAGTACCGATATCCTCTTTCCTTTCGGAGCTGCGCGCAGCATATCAGCGGAAAGACGGCTATATCATGGGTGCAACCGGGCAGGAACCGAAGAAATGGGCGACGGATTCATATTGGTTTACGCAGTACAACGCAAAAAAAGATCAGAAAGCCAAAGCGCTTTACTGGCGCGAAAACGCCGCTCGCGTGTGGGACTGCCAAGGTCTTCCGGAAGGAATCTACAAAGATTTTACCGGAAAAGATGTAAACACAAAAGCCAGATACAACTACTCCTCGTGGTGCGATCCAAAAGGCACGGGTATGATTCCTAAGGGAATGCGAGTGCCGGGAGCGGCGGTATTCTGGGGAAAAACGGCCGATACCATCGTGCACGTCGCATTTCTCGATGCACCCGTGGATCCCGAGAAGCCAGAAGGCGACTGGTTTATGATCGAGGCGCGCGGCGTTCTCTACGGTGTCGTACGCACGCGCCTTCTGAGCCGCTCTCCTGCATTCTGGGGCCTCATGACCAAATACTTCGATTACGGAAACGACGCAGCGGAGATCGTATTATCGCGCGGAATGATGGATTCCGAAGCGGTCAAGCAGATGCAGAAGGATATGATCGAGCTCGGCTATTCTCTCGGCGCCTACGGAGCGGATGGCGACTTCGGCGAAGCCACAGAAAAAGCCCTGAAAGCCTTCCAGCACGATCACGATCTTTCCGAGACCGGCGTCTACGATGCGAAAACCCGGGAAAAGCTTTCCGCGCTTCTCGCCGTACCAAAGATCACGCCGCCGGAATCGAATGCGCTCACGGTCAAGGGCGGGACGTGGAACATAAGAACCGGACCCGGCACGGGTTATCCGACTGCGGAGGTCGTTAAAGGCGGCGACAAGCTCACGCCCATCGACATAGGCACATGGCAGCCGATCCTTAAAAACGGTCAAATTCTTTACATCAGCAAAAATGCAATAAAGGAGAATGGACAATGAAAAACTGGATTCTTACCGTGTGCGGAGCTGTCGGCTCCGCAGTCGCCGCAGCCTTCGGCGGCTGGACGGCAGCGCTCACGACACTTGTGATCTTCATGGGCGTTGATTACCTCACCGGCTTCATAGTTGCCGGAGTATTTCATGCGTCGCCCAAGAGCGAAACGGGCGCGCTCGAATCACGCGCAGGATTTAAAGGTCTCTGCAGAAAAGGCCTGATCCTCGTCCTCGTCCTGATCAGCCACCGCCTCGACATGATCTTCGGCGGCAATTACATCAAAGACGGCGTCTGCATTGCTTTTATCGCCAATGAGCTCATATCGATTGTTGAAAACGCCGGTCTCATGGGCGTGCCCATCCCGAAGATCATCACAAAAGCAATTGACATGCTGCATAAGCAATCAGAGCCGGGAGAAGAAAAAGAAAAATCCGAACCCGAAGAAGACGAAGACGCCGAAATCTAAGCGGCGGAAAGGGGGAGTGCAGCGCAACAAAAGCATACTTTTCGGATCTCGACGCAAAAGGCGTCGAAAACCTGATCGAACGCGCATGTCTGAACGAAACGGATCGAAAAATCGCAAGAATGCGAATCATTCATCAGATGGAACTTGTGGACATAGGGGTCGTAGAAGATATTTCTCTTTCAAGATCTGCAGTCGGCAAAAGATTGCACAGGATCATTCTGCCGGAACTTTCCCGGATTCGCACCATTTGTCCCGCACATGTCCCCTAATATTCCCCGCGAAAATCCTATAACACATAAAATAAGCACGTAATCAAGCGTTACGTGCTTATTTTTTTATGGAGGTGGCAGCATGAACACTTATCAGTCCTCATTCCAGCAGCCTTACAGATTCCAAGGGAATTTCCAGCCGGCGTATCAGCAGCCGGTATACGCACAGCCGCAGACTTTTGCACCATCGCCGCAGCCTTACCAGCAAGACGGCACGATTCCTGCGCGTTTCGTATCCAGCAGGGAAGAAGTCGTGGTCTCAAACGTTTTTCCGGGTCTTCCTTACGTATTCTACGACCGCGCACACAGCGTGGTCTACGTAAAAGCCATAGACCCAGTCACAGGCGCGGCGGAGTTGCGAACATTCCCGGAGGAAACGCAGAGCGCGCCGGAAACAAAGCAAACGCCGGCATATGTAACACTGGAAGCATTCAGCGCATATCGGGCGCAGATCGAAAAACAGCTTGCAGCGATAAAATCTACGGAAAGAAAGGATGTGGATCTGAATGTTTGATCCTCGGCAAATCATGCAGGCGCTTATAAAAAGCGCAAATCCGAGCCAAATGCTCATGCAGATGGCGCAGCAGCATCCTGCGATCCGGCAAGCAATGAACGCTGTCAACGGGAAAACGCCGGATCAGATCCGCGAAATGGCCTATTCCATCGCGAACCAGCGAGGGATAAACCTCGATACATTTCTTCGCGAGCTCGGCGTAAAAGCGCCGGATAAATAAGCTATCAAGGCGGCAGGGCCCGCCGCTTCGATAAATAAATAACAGGAGGTTTTTACATGGAAAACGATCTTCTCTCCGGATATCTTATGGGTCAGAGTGAAAACAACAACAATGGTGACCTTTTCGGCGGCGGTGGTTGGGGCGGCCTGCTCGGCCTGATTGTCGTGGCCAGTCTCTTCGGCGGCGGTCTCGGTGGTTGGGGCGGCTTCGGAGGCGGCGGTGCAGGTCTTCAGGGCATCGCTACCCGTGCTGATATCAACTCCGGCTTCCAGTTCAACGATTTGCAGAACGGCATTCGCGGCATCGAGCGCGGCCTGTGTGACGGTTTTTACAGCGTCCAGAACGGCCTGAACACCATCGGTCACCAGATCTCAGATTGCTGCTGCGCGACCCAGAGAGCGATCGACAGCGTGAACTTCAACATCTTGACGCAGACGAATGCACTCCAGAATACGATATGCAGCAACACCCGCGACATCATCGATGTGCAGAACGCCGGTACGCGCGCGATCCTCGACTTCCTCACGCAGGACAAGATCGCTACGCTCACAGCCGAAAACCAGTCTCTCAAATTCGCCGCATCGCAGTCGGTGCAGAACGCGTTTATCACGGCGAATCAGGAGGCGCAGACGGCAGAGCTCATCCGCCGTCTCGGCCGTGACTGCCCGGTTCCCGCGTATGTCGTGCCGAACCCTAACTGCTGCTACGGAAACCCCGTAGGCGTCGGATATAACGGATCCTGCGGCTGCGCAAACGGTTATACGCAGTAATATCAGAAAAAATGAGCGGGGCGGCGAAAGCCGCCCTCACTTGAAAGGAGTGATTGAATGAACTGCTTCAAAATCCTGCGAATCGATCCGAGAAGCGTGGCGGCAACTGCGATCACATTTGCGGCAGAGACGCTCACAATCAACATCCCGCAGAAAACATACAACACGGGCGGAGTCTACTTTTTAAGGCTCACGGACCCGATTCCGGAAGAAACCACAATAAACGCACCTGTCGTGATCACGATCGGTGCCGGCACAGAAACATACCCGCTTTTGTCGAAGAGCGGAGGTCAGGTCACCGCCGCAAGTCTCAGGAGCGGATACAGCTATCCGGTCAAGGTTGTGTCAAACGGCACAGGAGCGTTCAAGGTTCTCGACTGGCTCTGGTGTGCGCCCGCAAACGCAGTCACAAGCGTAGACGGCACAGCAGACGCTTAAAGGAGGTGAATATAATATGTCAGTCAAACCGGCAATCAGAGCCATGCTCATGCAGAGAGCCGGCAGGAATGAGCCGAGCGAATACGCCGCAAACGACGGCCGCCGCATGATTGGCTACGAACGCGATCCGCGCCGCGAGCGAATGCGTGCCGACAGCACAGACCGCTCTTATCCGCGCAACGACTACGCAGGTCACATGCCGCCTGCAAACGGATACGGGTATCCGCCCGAAATGAGAATTCCGGTCTATCCGATTTCGCCCGACATGCGCGGCGGCAATGCCTACGGAGACATCTATGCCCACGGCTCAATCTACGCGCCGGGCGCGATAAATAAGCCCGCAGAGTATCGCTCATCCGACCGAGACACTCATGAGCCGATCACAGAGCACAAGGCGCGCAAATGGGTGGATCACATGACAACCGGCGAACATTACAAACCGGAAGTAACAGAGCAGCACAGAGCGGTCTTATGCCCGGACTGCGAAAAATGGGAATACTTCGTAGCCATGAACGCGATGTATGCAGATTTCAACAAAACAGCGAAAGAAATGGGCATAGATAAACCGGAATACTACGCCCGCCTCGCCCGTGACTTCATACACGACGACGATGCAGGTCCCGGAAAAGTCGCCAAATACATGGAAATGATTCCGAAGAAGTAAAAGAACGCGCCTTTTGGCGCGTTCTTCAGATCCTTTCATCGCACAAGTAATAATGTTGTCGGTAGTGTTGTCGGTAGTGTTGTCGGTAGCAAAAAACGAGGCATTTCATCACGCTTGAAAAATGACAAAATGCACAAAAAATGCACGAAATACGTTTTATATTTCGTGCATTTTTATCGAGGTGACAGGATTTGAACCTGCGACCTTTTGGTCCCGAACCATAGATGTGAATTGCTATAATAGGAAGAGAAAAATAAAAACGGCTGATGTTGTCGGTACGTTGTCGGTAGGATTTTGGATCAAAAAGAATCGATGATTGCGCGGAGGGTGTCGAGGTCAGCGGACTGGTAGCGTTTTGTCATACCGATATCGGTGTGACCCATGAGGGCGGCTTTGTCTTTGTCGGGGCCTGCGGCGTTTTTGAGGAAGTTGGCGAAGGTGTGGCGGCAGGAGTAGGGAACGAGACGCGCAGGGTGGTCCTGATCGGGAAGCGGCTGGATGCCGAGACGGGCGAGAAGCGGATAGAAGATGTTATGGCGGAAGGTGGCGTCGTTGAGCTTTACGCCGTTTTTATCCGTGAAGAGCCACGGATCGGCGGCGGTGTAGAGGCGCTTGATGATGGGGAGGATTTTTGGGGAAACCGGAACGGGTCGATTCGTTCCGGCGTCGGTTTTGAAGCCGCCGGTGAGAATGTTTGTCTCTGAATTGAAACTGAACTTCGTGAGGTTCAGCATTTCGTTCGGGCGGAAGCCGGTGTAGATAAGGCAATAGACAAAGTCAGCGCCGTACTCGATGCCGACGGCTTTTTCTATCTTTTCAAGCTCGTGGGCGGTGAATGCCGGGCGCGTGCCTTCCGCTCCGTCGCAGTAGAGGAAGGAGGCTATATTTTTCTGAACCATTAGGCGCGCTTCTGCGTACTTATACATTTGAGTTGCGAGATACTTCATATTTTCGCGCGTACTCTTGCCGCGCGGACAGGTATCAAGGCAGTCTTGAAGATCGTCGATCGTGAGCTCCGTGATCAGCACGGGGAATATGTCTGAAAACCAGTTGGCGGCGCTTTTCATGGTTTTGAGTGTTGTTTCGGAAATTCGTGGTGTGTAGTACGGAATGAAGTCGTCGTAAAGCTGCTTAAAAGAAAGCGGCTTATTTTTTGTCTTTTTTCCGCTTTGTTCCTCGATCATGACAGGGATATATGCGAGAGCTTCGGTTTTTGTTTTGAAACCGCCTTTGGTGTACTTCTGCGGCTTTCCGTCCTCCCATGCGTAGGTATAGGATGCCGTCCATGTGCGGCCGCGCTTATAGGCTGTGCCTTGACCGTTGCCGCGGTTGCGGCGATAAGGCTTTTTCTCTTTTTCGGACATGGCGGCGGCTCCTTTCGTGGTCAGTTAAAACGGAAATTTCCGGCGTTGGGATTTTTAAGTTCCCATAGGAAATAAATCATGAGCGCGGCGAGGATCACGGTGGAAAGGGTGAGAAAGAAGATCAGGAAGCGGCCGCGCCGGTTCTGCTTGACGAGATGATTGATAGTGGTGATATTGGAAGCGCGGACTTCGTCGTGCTTTACAATGCTCTGATCACGCGTACTGAGCATATTTTCGAGGGAGGCGGATCGTTCCTGAAGTCTTGAGCATTCCTCGGCTTTTGAAAGATAGAGCTTGCGGAGGCGGGCCTGCTCGCTTGCAGAAGCGGCAATCTGAGATTCGAGGTCGGCGATGCGTTCGATCTTATTCTGGATGCGCTCTGCGTCGGCGGCGATCTGACGGCGCATGTTGTCCATCAAAGTCGGGTTATATTCGTGCTTTTCTCGTTCGTAATCGCGCGACGGCGCAAGTCCGAAAAGTACGGCAGGATCCAGACCGAGCGGCTTTGCGATCGCCCAGGCAGTCGAGCACATGGCGTCGGTAGCAGTGCCGGCATAAAGCTTTTTCCAAGTGCTTTCACCGATTCCAACTTTTGCGGCAAAGCTTGCGCCGGTCATATTGGAGAAAGCCGGGTCGTGCTTCTTTTTGAACTCAAAAGCCGGGCGGATTGCTTCGGAACGGAGGCGAAATTGAGAAATATCAATGGCTTCGAGACTGATTTCGAGGTGTTCTTCCATATTTTTGACCGCCTTTCGGATGAATAAATGTCTGAATCGAAAAAGGTACCGAAAAAGCCGCGAAACGCGATTTTTTGGTCGGAAAGTATCGTTGAATAACTGTGCGCGGTTATTCAAATATCGGTTCGGTCATTCAATCAACTGAATCAAGGTTATTCAAATACCCTTTTTTGATGGAAAAAGCCATCGGAAGAGCCTTACGGTTATTCAAAAACCGTTGCGAAAGTGCCGGGAAAGTGCTATTTTTTAGCCGTCGGATCGTTGCTGCGCTGATGGATTACATAATCGATGTAGTTCAAACAGGATGCGCGTTCTTCGGTCGTCATCGTTGAAATCTTTGAAATGAGTTCAAGATCGTGCTCGCTATAAAAGATTGATTCACCGAAGAACTGAGCGTATGTGCAGTTCAGAGCGCGACAGATGGACGGCACGAGGAAAATGTCAGGTGCGTTATATCCGAGCTCCCAGTTCGATATCTTGTTACGGTCAACGCCGGGAATCATAGCGGCGAGGTCAACCTGCGTGGAATATCCTGCTTCAATTCGGAGGCGAGCAAGTCGTTTCCCGAGCGCAGCGCAATCCGCGGCGCGTCGTTCCTTCTTGGTAAGCTTTTGCGATTCTGCTGACATGGCGATCACTCCTTTTTTTTCTTTCATTATAGCAGAAAATATGCTAAATGCAATACGTGTCAGCAGAAAAACGGCTAAATATTTTGAAATAATAAAAAAACAGCGCAAAAATTGCCTACATTGTAGGCTGAAAAAATAAAGGAGGACAAAACATGAAGAAACAGGGGACAAAAAAGTACAGGAACTTTGACA